AGACTATACAGCTACCAATGGGTCAGACGTTGTGTTGGCCTCTGGTGCTACAGCTAATGACACTGTAGAAATTGTAGCCTTTAGTACGTTTGAAACAGGTAACAGTGTATTTACAAGTGATGTAGTAGCTTCTGGTGCTACACTCCAAGCCACAGGTGACACAGCAGCAGGGGATGATGCAGCTATTGGTTACACTGCAGCAGAAGGTATTATCATTACTGGTCAGGGTACAACCAATGATGTAACAATTAAGAATGACGCAGACGCAGACGTAATTGAGATACCTACAGGCACTACTTCTGTAACCATGACAGGCTCACTAAAGCCTTTGACATATCAAGAAACATATGTAGCCAATAGCACAGGTTCTACAACTACACTTGATCTAGCTACAGGCACATCCTTTTCTGTTACACTATCTGAGAACACTACTTTTGCATTCAGCAATCCACCTACAAGTGGTACAGCATACAGCTTTACTTTGTTTATTACTCAACCTTCATCAGCTAAAACTATTGCTTGGCCTAGCTCAGTAGATTGGGCAGGAGGATCAGCACCAGATGCACCGGGAAATAGTGAAGTAAACGGATACGGTTTCTTTACACGTGATGGTGGCACTACTTACTACGGCTTCCTTGGAGGGGCAGCACTTGGCTAAATCCTTCTTCAATACAGGACTGTTAGGTGCGGCTGGTTCTTCTGCACCGTCAGACGATCAGTTTAATCGTGTTAGTTTTCTGTCTCATATGGAGGGCAGCAACAACGGTGTAAACAATGCCTTTGATGATGGCAGTTCTTCTAACCACACAATCACAGCTAATGGCAATGTAACTCAAGGTAGCTTTGGCCCATTTGCTAGACCAGATGGTGAGTGGGGTGTGGATTTTGAAGATGGTGATTCTTTAGCTGTCGCATCATCTTCTGACTTTAATTTTGGGACTAGCAATTTTACATGGGAGTGTTTTGTTTTTCAAAAAAGCAGGTCAGCATTTCAGTTAATTATGACTCAAGATGACTATTCGTCAGGAAATAGTATAAGTTGTTGGCTTACAGATACTGGTCAGGCGTCTATTTATTATGAAGGTGGCGGTACACACTTTACAACGACTGCTACTGTCCCATTGAATACTTGGACGCACTTAGCATGGGTGCGTAAAGGCACTGGAACAAACGAGTTTTCTATTTATATCGATGGCACGGCAGAAGTGTCTGGTACGATGACAACAAGTTTTGACCAAGACGGAATTATTATTGGTCAACAAGCAAATGGTAATTACGATTTTATAGGAAACATATCTAACATACGAATAGTAAATGGCTCGGCTGTCTATACGGGGAACTTTACTACACCAACATCTGCACTTACTGCAGTCACAAACACCAAACTTTTAACCTGTCAAAGCAACAGGTTCGTTGATAATTCTGCTTCTGCTCACACAATCACACCAGCAGGAAGTCCAGCCGTAACAGCATTTGGCCCATTCCTGACTGACGCAGTGTATGACCCTGCGGTAAATGGCGGAAGTGCTTACTTTGATGGGACAAACGATGCTTTAAGTATTGCTGCTTCGCCTATTTCTGCGTCTGGGAACTTTACGTTAGAGGGTTGGGTATATAGTAATAGTGCCTCAGAGCAAGCTATTGTTGGTCAATATCAAGGTCGTAGTACAGGCCGCATGATAATTACTACAGGCAGTGGACTATTAATATTTTTTCAAAATGGTGTAACTGGGGGAAATAACGGTTCCTCTGTAGCTTTAGGCCAGTGGGCGCATTTTGTTTTGCAGAGAACGGGTAGCAACATAGCCTTCTATGTGAATGGGGCAAGAGTACTTAATAATTCTGCTGGCAATATAGCACAGGATTACTTGGTAATTGGGACAGAAGATGTAAATTCAGGCAACTACCCAAACACCATGGATGGCTATATTTCAAACATTCGTGTTACAAGTTCAGCAGTTTACTCAGAGGGTACAACTATAACTGTACCAACAGCCCCGTATTCAACGGTTACGAACACAAACTTTCTGCTAAACATGGCAGATGGTCAGGCGATTGACAGTGCTGCACAGAATAATCTGACGTTGTATGGCACTGCTAAAACTAGCACCGCACAATATAAGTTTGGCACTGCGTCTTTGCTGTTAGATGGCAATAGTGACTATGCAAAAACATCTGGTTATGTTGGCTCAATTACTGGTGGCAAAACAATAGAGTGTTGGGTGTATGCTGCCAGTATAAGTTCTAAAATGTGTATTTGGGAATGGTACGAAGATGATAACAATTTATTACGTTTGTTTTTTGAAGGCGGCAATGGAAACGTATTACGTTTAGACCAACGAAACGGTGGCAGTACAATTGTTGGCACTACTGGTGCAACAACTTTATCCGCAACAACGTGGTATCATTTGGCGGCAACAAGAACAGCATCAGGTGCGTGGAAAGTTTATATAAACGGAACGGCTGACACTGATTTAAGTGGGTCAGAGAGTGGAACGACATTAGATATAACAGATATACCCCTGTATTTGGGCGTAGATTTTTGGGGTACAGATAGATACTGGGATGGGTATATTGATGACTTTCGTGTGTCCGAGTTGGACAGATATGCAAGTGGAAATTTTACAGCACCGACTAAAGCATTCGCAGATAAAGGACAATAGACATGATGATAGCACAATTAAGTGGCAGTACGATTGTTGCGGTTGGGGATCACACTGCGTTGTTTCCAAACACGCGCTTTTACAAAGGTGGTCCAGACTCAACGTGGATGGCTAATCATTCCTGCGTAGATGTAGTGAAGTATTTAGCTTATGACCATGCCACGCAGAAGAGCGAAGTTGTAACGCCGTATTTGCAGGATGGCAAGGTCTACACGCGCCGTGTTGTGGACATGACGGACAGTGAAAAGACAGCTTACGTTGCAAGTCAAAATGCAGCGGCAGCGCAACGCAATCGTGATGATCGCAATAGGCGGTTAGCTAATTGTGATTGGGTTGTGACCAAGGCGCTTGAAAGCGGTGGGGCTGTGCCTAGTGCATGGGTAACTTACCGTACAGCACTGCGTAATATTACTGCCCATGCCAACTGGCCCAATCTGTCTTCTCCCGACATGGACGGTAGCGGGGGCGATTGGCCCACGGAGCCTAGCTAATGGATAAAAGAACAGTGTCATCTGCACACAGCAGAATTGATGATCTAAACGTCACCTTTGCATCTCTACGCACAGAGGTGACCATACAGCACAAAGAGCTATTTACGAGGGTGAAGCGTTTAGAGGCGATTATGATCGGTGCCAGTGCGGCAATAATCGTGATGCTGATGACTGTACTAACAAAAATGGGATAAAACTATGACACCAGAGACGTTTGATAAACTCAAAGTTTTACCGCGCCTGATGATGCTGGCTGTCACAGTGCTAACGTATCAGAGCGTCCACTGGTTTATGTCCATTCCACCCGATCAAGTAACAAATGCCCAAGCGGGTCTGGTCAGCGTCTGCATGGGCGCACTCACTGGCTGTTTTGGCATATTCATAAATGGTGAAAAGACATGATGGCTCTTCTGGGAAGCCTACTGGGCTTCGGATCATCGTTTCTGCCGTCAGTTCTTGATTACTTCAAGGCCAATCAGCAGCAGAAGCATCGCATTGAAATGATGCAAATAGAAACAGAGCTTGCACAAAAGCGGTCTGAAATGAAGCTGGTCGAGCTAGATAAGAAGGCAGACATCGAAGAAACAAGGGGCTTGTATGAGCATGATCGATCTATCGACGCTGGAGGATTTATCAACGGTCTTCGGGGTTCTGTTCGTCCTATTGTTACTTATGCCTTTTTCGGATTGTTCGTAGCTACGAAAGTAGTAATTATGGTCAAAGTCACGCAGGCTGGTGGAGACTGGATGCAGGCCGTCGATCTCATGTGGGATGGGGAGACATCTGGATTATTCAGCGCAGTTCTGGCATTCTGGTTTGGAAATCGGGCAATCAGTAAATATGCAGGGAAATAATTATGGGCTACAAGTTAAGCAAACGAAGTCTATCTAGGCTGGACGGTGTAGACGAAAGAATGGTGGCTGTTGTTAAGTACGCCATAGGTGTTACCAAACAAGACTTTTCGGTAATTTGTGGACTGCGAACAATAGACGAGCAACGTGCTTTGGTTGCAAAAGGAGCTTCGCAAACCATGAAGTCAAAACACATCGACGGTAACGCTGTTGATCTTATGGCTTACTGCGATGGCGGCAGATGGGAACTGAACCTCTATGATGAAATTGCAGACGCCATGAAAGAAGGCGCAGAGGCTGTGGGCGTAAAGCTACGCTGGGGCGCTGCGTGGACTGTTAATGATCTAGGTGCTTGGGAGGGTAGCGCAGAGGACGCAATGAACAGCTATATAGACATTCGCAGATCACAGGGACGTAGGCCCTTTATCGATGCTCCACATTTCGAGACCATGTTCTGATGTCACTGCAATTGCTGAAATACAACGCTGGCATCGTGAAAGACACCACAGAATATTCTGCTGGCAAAAACGGCCCATTTTATGTGGACAGTGACCTTGTTCGTTTTGTGAACGGATATCCAGAAAAAATTGGTGGATGGGAAAAAGATAAATTTTACGCATTAGATTCGGCTGGAGAAACAACATCTACTGAAGCCACACTAACTGGCATTGGTCGAAAAATGGTTTTTTGGAGAGGTGTAGATGGTACAGATCGAATAGCTGTCGGTACACACAATCATCTCTACATAATTCAAAACAACGCAATTTATGACATTACGCCATTGCGAAAAACCAC